CCAACACAACAGTTGTTCCATTCGTTGCAGTATAATCAGCTGCACCTAAGAGAACGCCGTTTCTGAATACTGATATGAAACCTACTGTGTAACTTGGTGGTGTAAATGTGGTTTGTCCAGAAGTGGCAGTAAATTCTGTAAGAGTTCTGTATGCGGTAGTGGTAACTCCGGATGCTGGAATACCCATGTAACGGACAGAGATATTGGCCGTACCTGCTGGTGGCGCACCAGAGAATGTTAAGGTGGTTCCTGATACAGAGTAAGTCGTTGGGTCTTGTAGAACTCCAGAAACGACCACAAGAACGGATCCAGGATTGGCAGGTGCCACAGACATTGTGAATGTGGTAAGACTACCAGTACCATTAAATTGGTCGGTAAGAAATGCTTGGTATAACGGAGCGTTTCCAATATAACTCATCCGGCAATCTCCATAGCAGTAATTGTTGATGTGGAGCTACCACCATTTACTTGTGTTACAACAGTTCCAGTATTTTCAGCAGCAGCAAATTGTGTTTTATAAGTTGTTGCTGATGTAGTCGCTGGTGAATCTAAGTAAGAAGTGCTAAGTGTTTGACCATACAAAGGACTAGTTGCCCCAGTATACAAAGTATATAAAGACAGATTAGAAATAACAGAGTTATTTCTAAAAAGGCTTAATTTCATATCAGCACCAACGTTACCACCGTCTTTTGATAAACCATTTTGGTGAACAAAAACAAGAATTTTACTTGTAGAAAACTTAGGTGTAATAGTTACAGTTAAACCAGTATCAATAAAAGTGCTTGTTGAACTTGATATAAGTGTTGAAGTAAATCCATTAACTACTTGTAATACACTACCTGTTGGAAGTTGTGCAAATGGCATTGTTCCTGTGGTCAATGCAGAAGCACTAAGACCACTTGAAGAAAGACCATTAACACCTACTGTTGAGATTGCCATTATTTGTCCTTACAAAGCCGATATAACAAAAGATAATAGTTGGTCATATCGAATACCAAGCTGAGTAACTAATACTGCACCTTCTGTTTCTGCTGTATATGGGTCTGATGGTTTACTTTTTTTACCATCAACTTCATACCATGTATCAGAACAGAACATACCATATTTGCTTGGATCTAAACCTTCCGCAATAAAAGCTGCCTGAACATCTTGTGCAATTACACCAACATGAATCCGAGCATCATCACCTTTTTCAGTAACAGAATCATTAAATTTAAATGCTTTAATTAAACTTTTAATACGAATTGCTACCGCTTTTTCTGAATCGTCTAAACTACGGATTTGTTGTTTTTGATTTGCATCAGAAGTATTGATTGTTCCTGTTACCGCATATACTGTGGTCCAACGATAAGATGGATAACCTAATTTAGCCGTATTATCCGGATAAGAATAAAATTGTGCGCTATCAAAAGTATATTGAACACCAGTTGGTCCTACTGGAACAATAATAAAATTGCTGCTTTGATACCAAAACCTTGGAATTCCATCACCAGCTGACACTACAATAACATTATTAGATGTTCGCATATCTAATGTATTTTGGTTTCCGTTGTAATTGCCAATAATAGTTTGTTGAGAACCAGTTGTTACATAATAACCACTATCTACTCCACCAAAAAATGCATTTTGACTGCCTGTTGTAAGACTGTATCCACCTTGATGTCCAAAAATAGAGTTTAGTGTTCCAGTCGTGGTACTTCTTCCAGCTTGATAACCTACGGCAGTATTGTATTGTCCTGCAGCTGATTGTGTGTAAAGGGCTTGATAACCTACTGCGGTGTTGTTAGATCCTGTGGTGTTTGAGTAAAGTGATTGAGCACCTATAGCAGTATTATATGCTCCTGTAATATTTGCCGGCAATGAATTATTTCCTACAGCCACATTAAAGTTTGGTGTGGTACAAGCTTTACCTGCTTGATAACCAACCGCAGTTAAATCTCCAGTAGTAACAGAAGTTCCTGCTTGATATCCCACAGCAGTTACAGTTCCACCACTATTTACTGTTTTTGCGGCTTGATAACCAACAGCCGTGTTTAAGCCGTTAGTGTCAGTTAATAAAGCCTGATAACCAACAGCAGTATTATTAGATACATTACCACCACCCTTACCAACAGTTACACCGTTAATAGTTGCATCAGCTGTTGTTGTAACGGTTCCACCGGATAATTCTGTTGTACCTACTGTACCAGGAGCCGGCTTAACCAAATTGGTTGTTGGACTTGTGTAACGAACATAGATGTTGTTTGTGCCACTAGGTGGTGCAGAAGTAAATGTGATTACATTACCTGAAACGGTAAATGCAGAAGATGGATTTTGTGGTACATTCTCAATAACAACTTGAACATCGGCAACAGATGCCACATTTCTACTTAAAGTAAATGCAGTATTAGAGGCATTACCATTAAAGTAATCTACCTGTGGAACAAATGTTTGATTTGTGAAAGAATTACCAATGAAGCTCATCAGTTATCCTTTATGAAATGACAAGAGCAGATGTAACAACATCCATTGAAGTGTTTGCAGAAGCAACTACTTTGAGTGCATCGCCAGCAACAAGAACAACCTTTTGGTCTCCGCCAACTACCACAAGAGAACCACCAATAGGTACTGTTGCACCTTTAACCAAATAATAATCTACTGCTGAACGAGTAATATAAACATCAGCAGTAATAGTATTTGCAGTAGAAATGTTTGCACAAGATAGGCCAATAACTGTAGTCTGTGTTCCACCAGAAGCGGTTACAACAGTTGCACCCGTAGTTGGAATATTCTTATTGAGATAACTTGTAAATGTATTGGCCATTATTTTTTCCTAATCTTATATTTATCCTAGTGCGATGGAGAATGCCAATGCGGTACCAATAACTTCTTGCCCACCAGAATAAACTGCATCTGCATAAACATTACCTGAAACACCTAAACCACCAGCACCAATAATGGAACCAGTTATATTAGAAGTAGCTGCAGTTGTGTTTGTTGTTATAATCTGTGCTGCTGTAGTGCCAGAAAAAGCACCTGTTGCACCAGTTGGGCCTGTTGGACCCGATGGACCGGCAGGACCTCCAGGTCCAGTAGAACCGGTTGCACCAGTAGAACCTGCACCAGTCGCACCTGTTGGTCCAGTAGGACCTAAAGGACCGGTGGCGCCTTGTGGACCAGCAGTCGAAGTAAGATTCCAAGTAATGCCATCATAAATTAAATACACTAAACTGGTTGAAATATTTAATATTAAATCTTCAGCTTGTCCTTCAATAGTAGAACCATTACGAGCAACTGTAAGATTGTTATTACCCCATGCAGCACCATCAGAAATAACTTCAATAGTTCCTAAAGATGGAGTTGCTGGTAGTGTTACAGTAAAAGGACCACCAGATGTATCAGCAATGTATTGTGCATTGGCTGTAAGATTTGTATTGGCAGTAACTCTAGTCCATGCGGTAATAATACCTGTAGCGCCAGTTGGACCGGCAGGACCTGTTGAACCTTGTGGACCTGTAGGTCCTGTTGGACCAGTTACACCGGTTGCACCTACTAAATTTGTGTTGGCACCAACCCACATACCGTTAGCGGCAATAACTGTATTGGCCCCAACCGTGAGGCCATTTTTAATTATGAAGTTAGAATTGGTTGCCATTATTTACTTTATTAAACTGGTCTGTTAGCTTCTTGTTGTGCTTCATATGCAGCAATAACTTCTTCTGTCCACACAGCATTACATACTGCTTGAACTTTTGATTCTTGGTCAGTTACATCTTGACCTGGTGTTAATGTCCAACGGTGATATGAAGAAGATAATTGATTACCATCTTCCATGATTCGTGTTACTTGACGAACCTGAACAATTCCGTTTTCTACTACTTCTACTTTATCGATTACTACTTCTTTTGTTAATGCCATTTTAAATCTCCTTTAGTGTCCGACTAATCAATCCAGATTAGTTAATTAAGCTACTTGATAAGTTATATTGACCATAAAACCTGTTGCATTTTGAACATTGGATGAAGTTAAGTTTGATTGTGCGCCAGTATTAGAATACTGAAATCTTGCCAACGCTTCATTTGGTGCTGTGTAAACCATATAACTACCTGAAGTTCCAGTTGCACTACCAATCCAACAAGAAGAACATTGATAGTTTGCAGTTGTGCTACTTGATGTAAATGGTAAAGTGATACGACAATCACCTGATGCAGTTCCTTTTGATAAAACACCAAGATACAAAGTTGCGTTTACAATATTTCCTATTTTTGTATAACGACCATAAACAGAATCATAAGTCAATGATCCGTTTGTAGTAGTAAAGCTAAACGCTGGTGTCCATGTACCTTCTTCATAATCATCTAATGTATTTGCATCGGAAGAAGCAACTTGTGTAGACGGGAATGTTATACCAACACCAGATGCTGATACACCACCTCTAAGTGCCACAGCACCAGAAGAATTAACAGCTAATGATACAGCTCCAGCACCAACATCAACAACTCTAAAAGATGGTGTTGATGTGTTTCCATAAACATCAAGATACCAAGCAGTTGCATTATCGGTACTTCTTGAAAAACTTACTTGACCACCTTCAGAACTAGTGTCAACTCTACCTGCTCTGATTTCACCACCAAGAACATCAAGTCTGACACCTGCAGCAGGAGAAGAAGTGCCAACACCAATGTTACCTGTTGCATCAATCGTTACTGCTGTGTTACCATTTGTTTGTAGAGCCAATACTCCGCTATTGTCAGAGGCGTATTTAAGACCTACTGAACCTGATGCTACACCGTTATCGGCATTAATGATTGCAGGCATTAATTATTTCCTTTCAATGCGGCAATTTCTGCGGCTTGTGCATCTACTTTAGCATTTAGTTCTTGTATAGCAGCAGTTAATGTGGCCACTAAGAATGAAGTGTCAACACCTTGTGGCTCAATATCTCCATTTTTATTTACGGCATCTTTTTTTCCACTTACTGCCTCTGGACAAACCTCTTGCAATTCATGGGCAATAAAACCTTCACTTGCAGAACCGTTAGCTTTCCATTTGTAAGTAACAGGTTTTAACAACGCTATTTTAGCCAAAGCACCAATCATTGGTGTAATATTTTCTTTTAAACGATAGTCAGAAGAAGTCACATAAGACGTAGATGATCCGTTACTTTCAATCTTACCTACTTGTGTACCTGTTACATAAAATCTTGTATATATGCCTGATGAATATCCGCTTGCTTTAGACAAATATAAATTAGCATCAGTATTTTCTTGAATAGTAAGGATTCCTGGATTGCCACTATCATTTAAACATATACCCATATTTACAGAACTGCCAGTAGCCATTCCTGATTCAGTTGTTTTACCAACAACAACAGCACCAGTAGATTTAACACGCATCCGTTCTGTAGATCCCGTTTGAAATGCTAAAACACCGCCTTCATTAACCAACGTTGTAATATCTGTAGAAGAACTACCTGCTG